TTCTTTTTAGCGTCTTCAGACATCTTAGAAGTTTCTTTATCTATAGCTTTTTCAGTATCTTCTGGTGATCTACCCATTTCTTTCTCCCACTCCTCATCATCGATATACATATTTTCTTTTAACGTAGCTTTTTTCATATCGTTAAAAGTATCCTTATCGGCTGCTCCTCTCTTAACTTCTTTTTCTTTGTCGTGTTTATCTACTTTATTAGATTCACCGGCCATTAAGTTAAGGTAGTGGTTGGCATCTTTTTCAAGATTATCTTTTGCTTTTTTCTCAGCTTGTTTAAACTCTTCTCCTTTTACAGTTTGAGCAGCCATGTCAATACCCATTGTTTGTAACTCGATTCTAATACCTCTATCAAGAGCGTCAAGTGAATAAGTTAGGGCTGGTCTATCGTCGTAAACTTTCATATTAGAGAATGCTTTTTTAGGAGCTTCAAATAGTAATTGACGGTTTTTAAGGATCTGTACTGTAGAGTCAAATCCATCGTATTGAGAGATGTACATAGGGTATGTTTGTCTCATCTGACGAACAAACTCCTTCTTTGCCATCTTACCTTCGTTGACGGCTTTATATTTTTCTGTTGCAGTTACTTGTCTCATAAGTAATCAAATCCTTTAGTATGTGATGGCCTTTTTGGCCTTTCTTGCTGCTTCCAGCCAAGTTTTGTTAATGTCTTTTTTGCTCGTTTACCTCTACCGAATGCCTTTGGTGTAGCATATTGAGCTCCGTCACCAGGAGTAAAAGAAGCACCGCCTACATTAGTAACGTTAGCTTCATCTAACTCTTGTATTACTTCCCTTACTAATGAAATTAGCTCTGATCTTTTCATTACAGAGATTTTAATTCATTTACTAAGTCGTAATATTGCAATAGGTTTACTAAATGACTGTCGTTAATTCTATCTTTATTTGATAACGGTTTAATAGATTTAGCGACTTCTTCTAGTTTAATTTTTACTACTTCATCTTTTACTTTAGCTGATAAATTTCTAACTGCTGAGGCAATTTTATTAATTTCTTCGTTAACTAAAGTACGAAGTCGTGATTGTGAATTGACTGAAGTAATAAATTCTTTCAAAATATTTTTTTGCTCAGGAAGTAAGTTTTTATACTTATTGTTAAACTTCTCTAAAAGAATTTTAAAAGTTAAAAGTTTTAAATCTTTATCATATTTAGAATACTCTTCAATTAAAGTATCTTTTACATCCTCCTCCTTTTGAGGTTCTGATGTAAGGTGTTCTAGTATAGTAGTTTTATTTTCAACTAAAGTTTGAGGATCAACTAATAGATCGTTATTTTGAGCTTCTAATAAACAGTATAAGGCAGCAAGAGGTTTATAGTCTTTTACTTGCATACCAAAAAACTCATTAACATCGTAATGTTTTTTAATCTCAGAAATTAATTCGTACTTTTGAGTTCGTAATGTTTTTTGATCTAATTTTCTAGATACTTCTGTAATAGTAGAAACGATAGCTTCTGCTTTAGATTGGCTAACGTTCTTATTTTTAACTATAAATTCGTAAAGCCTATACTCTTTTGATAGAGAAGACTTAGATCCGTAGAATTGTTTAAGTATTGGAATAGCGGCTGAGTCTTTATTATTTAAAGTATCAGCAGCAATTTGCTTTACTAGCAATTCAAAAATGAGACCTGTATTACGAAATTTTGAGTGTTTTATCTTCATTATACACGTTTACTATATATAAATATGTATTAGTTACCTAAATCTTTAATGTTGTCTTCGTTAAGAAGATTAGACTCTGATTTAGATTCTTTTTTAAATACAATACTTTTTAATGCGTCTTTAGTCTTATGGTAAACGGCTTGAGTTGTAAGGTGCTCCATTACGTTATCATTATCTGATGGATATCCTCCGTGCATACCGTGGACACCTAGTGGATCACGTCCTCCTACTGGGTTTTGATTAGTTCCGTATACAGATGCCTTATCTCTCGGTCTACCGCCTTCTGGACCGGATTCATCCCATTTAGGTTCCATTTCTGAGTATCCTTGTGGTACTTCTCCAGGCTCTCCGCCTTTAGGGGTTGAAGTAGCTCTTCTACCATACATAGAAGCTAAATCGTGAGGAGTACCGTATGTCATTCCAGACTTAGCCGGATCGTTTCCTTCATTTTCTATCTGAGCTAATCTAAACATAGCTTTGCTGTCTTCTCTAACTAAATCTCTTTCTTGAATGTATTGATCTTCGGACATATCAAATATTTTCTCATATATGTAATCTGATGAGAACATTTTGGTGTCCTTCATTTGAGAAGCTAAATCAATTTTCTCCTTAAGAAGTGCTACTTTTTCTTGTTCAAAAATAATAGAAGGTGTAGTAAGTCTAATTTCAAAGTTAGTTAAAGACTCACCGGTAAAACCTTGCGTGTATAAATGAACTAGAGCTATTTTAGTTAGCTCTGATTCCATTATTTTCTGTACTCGTTCTACTGTTCTTGCAAAACGAATATCTTCTGCAGCCAGTGTTGCTTTCCCGTTTAGATCTCCTTCAAATCCAAAATACGCTTTTGGTATTTTAAGAGCAGCAAACATTTTAGCCTGTAGGTACTGTACGTCAGTTACTCCATCATATTCTAAACCTTTTGTAGTTTCGATTCTTGTAGAAGTATCTCCTCCACGAACTGGAAGGTAAAAATCTTCCATCATATTCTGAAGGTTAAAACGTAAGTTATATTGACCATCATCTCCTACATAAGGAGTCTTCTTCATTTGATTGATAGTCTTTTGCATAAATTGTTCTACCTCGTTGGGTGGAACGTTTCCTACGTTAATGTAGAACATTCTCTTTTCTGGAGCTCTCATGATTCTATGAATCAGCATTGCATCCTCCATTAAAGTAACTTGCTTAAAAATCTTTCTTGCAGGCTCTAAATAAGAACGTCCGTAAGGTAGGTAATTTGTATCTGAGATTAATCTAAAGTGTGCAATCTCGTAATTATCAAACTCAACAACTCTTTGATCCCCTTTTCTTTTCGGTAAGTAGTTAGGGTGTTGAGAAGAAGCTAATCCATCAGGGTCTAGTTTAAATGAAACTTTAGAAGGATTTTCTGGGTCTGTTCCTTCCTCTCTAATCATATGATATACCGTATAGGGTAGAACATTGTAAACTCCGAACTTCTCTGCTATTTCTAGCTTTAGGAAAAAGTCTCCGTATTTACACATGTTTCTTGTCCAAGACCATAAATTAAACTCAATGTTCAGTACATCATAGAATAAGTTATAGAGTACTCGTTGAATATTCTCATCAGATGATTTTATTGCTAGTATTTCATTTTGATCATTTTTAACCGTAGCTTCATCAGCTATAATATCTAACGCAGAAGCTATAATAGGATCGGTATCCATTGCTTCATAGTCAGAATATAATTGGATTCTTAATGTTTGGTAATTAAGATTCGGATTAAAGATATTTTTATTATTGTAAATATACAAACGACTAAACCTGTCTATAAGTGAATTAGTTTGATATCTACCGGTAGTCTGTATTTGATTAATATCTGCTACTTTAAGCTCATCTCCTCCTACGTTTCTGATTACTATATCAGAAGCGAAAAGACGTTTCAGCCTACCAAAAATTGAAGTGTCCGCCATTACGGTTAAATTTATTTATAAATAGATCTATTTTAACAACCATCTGATGTCTTCGTCACCATATGCTGTCTTAGTAAGATAAGGATTTTCTCTCTGACTACCAACTGATTGCATGATTGCTTTATTTTGAGAATTTAAATTAGTAAATGAAGAAAGTTGAGCTCTGGCTAAGTCCATACCTTGTTGCCTTAATCTCAAAGCGGTATCCCTAACGTATAGAGCTGTCGCACATGAAATTATAAGGTCGTCATTATATCTATCTTGAGCTTGAGCTTTACCGTTTTTCCAGATAAATACTCTCATCTCAGCCATTAATCTTTTTGATTGGATTGTAACTGAATGGTCTCTGATGTATTCAATCATTTTAGCTATTACTAAAGGTCTAGTTCTAGCTGACATAGTGAATCCAGGTACTAGTTTATCTCTTTCAAATTTGTGCATATACGATTCTACAGATTCCATATTATTAGTAGAACTGTAATACATATTTCTATACTCTCTTTCAAGTATCTGTTCTATTGTAGCCCAGCCTATATTTGCATTCTCACACACGAGTAATGCATCATTATATTCTGATGCTATTCCTACAAGTACATTACCAAATTCCTTTGGTGAAAGTTTACCTTTATATTCTCCTACCTGTACTGCATTTTCTATATCAAATATATGAAAAGCTGAGTAGTCAGTTGAATCACCTCTAGCAACGTCAGCTACAACCATATAAGATTTAGAATAATCTACTCCTTCCCATATCCATAAATTACCGTCAACACCTCTTCTTTCAAGAGGATCTCTTTGATAGGTTTCTTCATAGAAAGTCATATCATCAGTTTCGAATACAGTATCTCCAGAACTTAAGAAGTCACAGTCACATTCCTGACCGGCCATTTTAGGACCTAAATCTCTATCTTGTTGATCTCTCCACTCTTGACCACGTTCGGGATGAACTGACCAAGGTAGTCTAATAGGTAAAAAAGAGTTCTCTCCTGATTCTGCTTTTTCCCATGTTTGATGGAACCAGTTACCGATACCGTTAGGAGTAGACAGTGCCATACATTGTCCACCGGTAGCTAACGTTTGTTGAGCTGCAGTAAAGGTTTCGTCTACGTTTTCAATAAAGGCCGCCTCATCCATTAGTAATAACGATACCGCTTCCGAACGTGCAGCATCTGGTGATGATGATTTAGCTTGTATTTTAGAGCCGTTTTTTAGACGTAAAGATAATTTGTTCTTTTCAACCGCTGGTAGTTTTAACCACTTAGGTAACTCTTCATACATGAATGTTACTTTGGTTACAAGGTTACGAGCAGTAGCTTGAGTAGTTGCCAGAGCAAGTACGTTTTTATCTTTATGAAATAACATTAACCATAGACTATATGCTGCAGCAAGAGTTGATATACCAAGCTGTCTTGATTTAAGAGTAATAAGGTATTGGTTATCTCTAAATAAATGTAATACTTTTTCTTGAAAAGGATAGAGAGCAAATAATATACGACCACGAGTAGGGTGCTGTATATGGCAATACTTTTTCATAAAGTACGCCGGATCTTTAGCACACTTGATGTACTCTTGTGCTATTATTTTTTTTATATCTTGTGCCATAACTATCCTATTGGATCTATTTTTTCAATTTCTAAAGTACCTTGAATGTTACCATTATTTCTTGCACTTATCTGAACTGAGTAAGGTTTACCTTGTTTTAAAACGTTAAAAAGTATTCTTAATCCACCGTATTCTTCAGAATCTACTATATTAATATCAGTATATTCACCATCGTTATTATATAAAACTATATTAGTACCTCTCGGAAACGATTCTATTTTAGCTGACTGTCCTGATGATTGTCCTATAAGTTTAAAAAATCCAGGATTTACTGAGGTTAATGACATTGCAAATCCTGCTAGAGCTACTACGGCGTCATCTACTTTATTTGATGGAAACTTTCTAAATAAAAATTCTACAGCTTTTAAAGCTGCATACTTACCTCTAAGTTTATCTAAATTAAAATTATCTAAATTTTGATTATCTAATTTGTAAACAACGTTTTCTGCAGATCCTACTAATCCACTTACTTTTTTTCTTAATCTTTCTATTCCTTTTTTATACTTATCTTCGTCGTATTCTTTTTCGTCATTAGATAAGTTATAATCAGTTTTTACTTTAGAATATTTTGCAAGTAATCCTTTGGCTTTTCCGCCTTGAGCTTTTTCTTGTTTTAAGGAGATTGCGACTAAAGGTTCATCAGATGCTCCCCATTCTTGGTTAAATAATTGGTTTAATACTTCTATATTATCTATAGAAGCTATATCTGGTAAGGTTCCTAATTTTACATATAAATCTCCAGGACACCATTTATCTGCATCCATTCCGGTTAAAACTCTAGCTTTACTTCTTATTTCATTGAATACCCCTGAACGAATTATATTGCCTTCTGGATAAGTATTTTTAATACTTAATGCGCTTGATAAAGGTTGATTTATAAACTTTACGTGTGCGTTTTTAGGTTCTAAGGCAGATAAATATTTTAAAACTTTTTGAGAGCTACTAGAATCTTCTCCAGGTATACCTGCATTAGCTATACTTTTTAAATTTTCTGCTCTCTTTAAAATATTTTCAGTAGTAAATGGAGAAGTAATATCGCTAACATAAAATAAAGATACAAGTCCTTCTTTTACATCAGTATCAGCACTGTCTTCAGATGCTGTGCCTTTAACAACTATTTTATATTCTTTACCTTTAAATGTTAATTCAGCAGAACCTACTGATGATCCTGTTTTTACTTTTCTGTAATCGGTAATTTCATTTTCTTTTTGAGATAGTTTTTCTAACTCTTTAAATATTTCCCCCCTAAGAGATGTAGAAGATGCTCCTCTAGAAGGAACTTCGGAAAATTGAAGTCTTATATTAGTTGAACCGGTTCCTGTAATGTCTCCGTATCCTTTTATATTAGATTTTATAAGATTTACTAAATCTTTATTTTCTTTTACTAGAGGTATAAAACCAAATATGGATTCAAACAAAGCTATATCCTCTTGACTATTAATGTCAGGGTATCCTTTTCTGGTTCTATATGACCATTCGAGTATGGCTTTGTCTATAAGGTTCACTATCTAAATACTAGTTGTTAACCAACTTTTTGCATTAGAGCATGAGTATCAGATTCTTGTTCAAAGTAGGAAATTTTATATTCATATCCTTCTGCAGAGAAGCCTAGCACGTTATCAAATTCATAATTATCTTCACGACCATCTTTAATAGCTTCCGCTCTTAGTCGGTTAAACATATTTAATGCTTCTTGTGCTGATATTATTCCTTTGTTTTCTTGTCCTCCGTGACCTCCGTCCATAAAGAGAACTAGTACAGGTTTACTCATATCAATACCGGCATCTTTGAAAGCAGTTTCTACATCAAGTTTGCTAACATCCACGATGTCGTTTCTTTCTACTAACATTCTACTATTAGTAGTAAGTTTATTCTCTACTAAGAATTTTTTAAGATCAAAATTATTTTTCATGTCTATTATTATAATTATTATGCTTCTGGTTCTGCTCCGTCTTCGAAATCTATCGGCTCATCGGTTAAGTCTTCTCCTCCACCTTCTTCACCGCCTGAATCAGCTCCACCTAAATCTTCGCCGCCTTCAGCGCCTCCTTCTTCTCCAGGGAAGTCTCCTCCACCGCCGCCACCGCCTCCGGTGTCTGTATCAAATTCTCCTCCTTCTTCTCCGGCTCCTTTCATTGGAGACTCTCTATAAAGAATAGCTAGTTTGTCTATGGCCTGCTGATAATCGGCAATATTAGAAAGTAAGTATCTTTTACCTAATATTTGAGCTTCAAAAGTCTTACCTGTCCATTTTAAGATATAATCTTGACCGTTTTTAAGGTTTACTCTAAATGAAGTTGGTCTTGGTGAAATCCAATCTATAGTATCTACAAACTCTTTGAAGTCTTCAGTTTGAAGTTTAATTATAGCTTGTCTTAAAGTTGGAAACTTAGCTAGTATAGTATCTGTAGCGTCTTCTAATACTGTTTCTTCTCCAGCATCTGGATCTGGGTCTTCTTCTGGTGTTGTATCTTCTTCTTCGACTTCGTCTAAAAGTGATTCGTTTAGCTCTGAAGGAATATTAGTATCTAATATTTCTACTTGTTCTCCTTCTAAATCATCTAAAACACCTTGGTGGTATTTATTTGCAGGAAAATATAAAATAACTCCGTTAGGGTCATCATTTATATCATAATTGATACCATGAATATCTTGTAATATAACTTGAGCTTTATTTTGAGAAGCAGCATCTTTAGGAATTTTTATATAATAAGTTCCTTCTGGTGCTTCATTGAGCTCAGATATTACTTCAGCGTATGCTTCTAATATAAGATTATTTAGATCCGTTCTTTTCATCTGCAAATTTTTGAGCTTCTGGTTTTGTTTTGAAGCCTTTAATTCTTTTATCATTTTCTCCATCAGCAGATGTTTTCCAAACTGCCCA